CGAGATTTTGTTGATCAAACAACGGCTTTACTGTAAAACAAACGTTCTCCTTAGCCATCCGGGCTTCCATCTCAGATAAATAGACACATGATACTTTACAACGTCATCGCAGTTGTGTTGTCCTGGGGAACTATGCTAAGGTTGATGAAACCATCACAATCATATCCAGTTACTACAACAACTACAACGTCGGCTTCAAGAAAACAAGAGCAAGCCCGAAGTTGTGCTGTCATCACAAGTTCAAGCAAGGGCAAGCTTTCTATCCACATATCAATCAGCCAAACCAAGACCCAGCGATCACCTGGCCCGGACCCCACAAAACGTGGCAAGTCACGCATTCATAACAAAATGGTTTATGATAACCAAAAACACGCACTTAACAGCACAATAACTCGCGTATGGTCCCTCGTCAAAGGGTGTAGACTTTCGGTCCCGCTAACCCAACTCCTTACGTAAAAGGTAGGATGAAGTTGATTTATGGCAAGTAATCAGCTGACCACAAAGAGCAACATCAAACCATTACATACATGCTGTATGAAATCACTCCTACAGCATGTCAAATTTGGATGTGAAGAATAGGTGGAGGAAAATATTCCATTCCTGTACTAATAAGTTCTACAGCAACTTTCATCTGTGACATTTCCATGCGGCATTTTAAGAGTTTTCTAAGTGACACAACTCTGATGAATCATTGCTATATACTAACTATTATCGCAGCCCTAAGCCACTCTTGCTCGCTAGGGGAGTGCACGCCAACACACCATTAGCTGCCCCAAGATTTACTGTGCTTCGAACTGGTGTGTTAACTCAATGATTTTACATTTGCTGTAATCCCAAACATTTAGATTAACAACATTTGGTGAGTCACCCCAGTAACCAACACATCGCGACACAAGGTCACACTTGCTCGAGGAGGGAGTGCGCGCCAATGCACTTTAACTCTGCCCAAAAGAAACAATATTTACACAGTGCCACCTGCCAAATAGGTGGAATATTTAACGCAACAACCACCCAAAGATGGGCTACACTGCTTAGGGTCCCAAGGACTATCAAAGACTGGATAATAAGGCACAGTTGCGTCATCAAGGTGGTCCAACGTATATCCTGGTGACTGATATGTTGAACCCAATAACTCATAGCTCTGTGGAGCAATAGCTCCCTGAACATCGCGCACCACATATGAACCAACATCTGCTGCACGCCCCACACAACCAACAAGCCAATCTTTCTCTAGCTGCGTAACCGAAAAATCCCAGAAAGGATGATTCATCACCGCATCAAATTTGGCCTTGACATTCTCTGGCATATCAACAAAACCCTGAACTGAATCAGACAAAGGGAAATGTAAAATACGCGAAACATCAAATATGACGCTCTGGGGTTGAAATACAAAGTAAATATTGTTAAAATCAAATTTCACAGTCACACTACCACCAGCCGCAGAAAAGTGAAAATTTGCTGGTAGTATAAGCACAAAACTGTAACTGTGAGTATATGGTGGTGGATCATTTGCTTTTCGGCATCTCTCCACCTCATAATCAAATTTCAATTTCGAAAGGGGCACCAACCCTTCTGAATACAATTCATAGCGCATTACCGCAAAATGTGGAAAACCAGAATCACAATTCAACAACAATGAATTGTAGTACACTGGATATGTTTCTTCAGTCCACTTTTGGTCGTCACGCCACATTATACCACATGAAAACTTCCATCCCGTCTCATAATAATTCCAAGGTGTAGGCCACCAAGCCCGCCAGCATAAACTGGGGTTTTCGTAAGCATCATTCACCGCAAAATCATCTGGGAGTAGAAAAGTGGTGCCCAACACCGTCCACACGTTGGGGCTCTTCTGACTTGAAGAGCCCCTTACGCTTTTGGGTCCAACGCTTGCTTTAAGTCTTTCAAGTCTCTCTTTTTCAGAAGTATGAACCGATCAGAATCAGAGATGCTAACTCCTGTTTGAATTGATTTGACTGACGCACTCGCAGCACTAGACGTTGAACCACTATCAGTGCAAGACTTTTCAACAGTGCTGGCAGTTGAACCGTTTTCAGAAGCAGTCACCTTTGCTTCCTTGGCTTCTAACTGCCCAATCTCAGTGGGTGGACGTCGACTCGCACGCAACAGTGTCGTTCCATCGCGTGGATCTGCCACCCACTTTGCACCATACATGTCAACGATATAATGCACGATTAGAGTTCCTAATTCATCCGAAGTGCCCTGAGGAAGGGTTGGTTTAACGGCACCCAACAAACTAAATTGCACATTGGACAATGGGAACTCAGTATACGCCCAATTTGATGGAGTATACGTGCTTGCTTTCGACAAATCTTTATCACGCAAAACCACGATTTTGGTCCCATCACAAACAGCTGTAGTTACAGCACCCGGTATTGACGAAATTTGTGCAAATGATTGTTCCTCCGTATGTGTGTTCTTGTCAACGCGACCACGTAACGGTGCAAACGTCAACTGACCACTCACGGTCTTAGCAACAGCTGGCTTATACTCAAAATCAACCTCACGAAACATCACGTTCGTATGATATCTATATTCGGTATAAGGTCGACAATCATCCCAGGCACCGTAAGTGGCATTAACATAAGTCATATTTGGTGCCCACACGTTCATACCCGGGTAAGCTGCAGCGGGTGCGGACATATCACTTGAAACAGCAGGCACATAAAGGGAAGAAAGTGTGCCCCCTGAATTCATAGGAAAATTAAAAATAGTACTAGCTTGGTTTGGAGCAAGACTAGTATAAAAGGACTGGCTTGTGGCACCAGTACGAGCGATCGAACAAATTGTGTACTTAAACTCATATCGCTCGCCTGGACCAAAAGCATCATGATAAGGAGCACTTCCCATATGGCGATAATTGCTCGTCATTGTAGCACTAGGTTCACGCACCACATTTTGGGCATATGCTCTAACTCGCTGTATTTGCTTCTTGGATTCCTGAAGCAATTTCTTGGCACTAGTTTTCTTGGTCCTTTTAATATTAGACGATTTTGAAGACATTTTGAATTAAAACCCGATTAATCCTCCGACGACGGGTTTTGTCAGGTCCATCCGGGCCGACGCCGTAATGCCAGATGACATACGGACTTAAGCAGATGCCCAGACCTCAAAGTCGAATGAATTTTGTGGTGAGCCAGATACAGTGCCAGGCCTCTTGAATATTCACCCAAAGCACGCTAAGGGATATAGCCATCAAGCCGACTGGAAATGGAATCAAGCGGACTTTATCCATACACCTCTCCACCACACATAAAGCTCAGTAATTTGCGATCTCAAAGAGACCCCGCCGCCAGGTACAACCCTGGTGCATAGCTGCCAACGCTGGGTTGCCAGACCCAGAACCTTTAAGGTTGGTTGCGCTCAAATAAAATGGGTTTCCATTTCGCAGATGTTCCACTTGCAAATGGTTGCAGACCAAACGCATAAGATGAAACATCGACTATTGCTCACATGGGGACCAGCGCCACTTGGTCGGGTTTCACAACTTTACCCTGTTACCCACAAGGGGCTTTTAACCCTATTAAATATTCTGCATCAGTTGAACTACATTCCAGGATATGCCAGCGTGCACCTCATATGTGTACCGCTTCGCATATTCATACCAGAGATTTGGAAAGAGGTTTTGCAATAGGGGTGATTCAAGTCTTTGTACGGAGCTAATACCATCAAAGTAAACCTCGAGTTGCTTTTGAAGACTTGCAGGAACTCGATACATCTCCCAAACAAAGTTGCGTTGATGTGTGGTGCATTCACGATTGGCAAGTTTCAAAACCGCATTCTCCCCGTGTTTTTGGATGAACGCGTAAACTTGTGCACTCTTATACTTCACATCATGCTTGTCCCACCGTAGTGGCACACCTTGGGTGGATCGCAGCACCATAAGAGCAAAAGCAGTCAATATGGGGCAATTAGGCATCTCATAGAGCAAGCTGAAGGCTTTGCTTCGTAAGAGGCCCTTGCAAACCACATCTCCGCCATGTCTACAGTCACTAAACGACCAACCAAACCCAGCCAAAACCTCCCTTGGCTCCCGAACATTTTGACCGTCCGGCCCGAAATTAAGGCTACAGAACCCACATCTTCCCAGGTCTGTTTCCATTTCAAGCTTTACATTAAATCCCAACTCTTTAAACCAAGCGGCATCCACCATACCACTAACCTGGAAAATGCCATCATCACCTTCGACAAAAC